AGTGACGATACCGAGTGCAGCGATGGCGGCGGTTGCGAATGATTCTGCGGTTGATTGGGCGGTGGCAGCTTGACTGGCTGCGTAGGTTTCAGCATTTGATTGCGCCGTCGCGGCCTGAGATGCCGCGTAGGTTTCAGCCGATGACAGCACGGTGACATCGGCAGCCGTAGCGAACGCCTCAGCCGCCGCCTGGGCCGCCGCAATAGCCGCTCCGATCGCAGGAAGCTTCGGATTGATGAATGGCGCCCCGGATGCCATCGCAATATTGCCGGAAGAGATTGATGTCGCGCCATAGGCGACTGTGACCACGTAGATTCCGATATAGCCGCTGTCTGGGCTTGGCGTGGTCTGTGATCCCGTGGTGGCAGGCGTTCCGGCCTTGATCTGAACTACGCACTCGCCGCGCCGGATCGTGTTTTGCGACGCGCCGCTATTGGCTGGGCCGCTGAGCGGTGTCCCGAGCGGGTTGGCGCTGTTGAAATAGGAAAGCAGCGTCGAGTTCAGATCCACGTCCGCATAGGCGACTTCGACCAGGTAGTTGATCGACTGACCCGACGTGCTCGGCGCTGGCGTGCTCAGCACCACAGGATCAAGGGACAGACCCTGTTTGACCAACTGGTGAGTGTCGGTTCCGAGTGATCCGTAGGCCGTCGCATCGGTCTGGACCTGAGCGAATATCTGCCCAGCCGCGACGCTTACCGTCATCCCTGAGCCCGGCGTGGTCGCGAGGCCATCCACATAAGGCCCCGTGCCAAGAACGGCCTGCATCATCCATCCAGCGCCGACTAGCGGGGCTTTGGAAATGTGAAGGCAGTCAGTGTCCGCCAATTGCTCTTGCGGATAAACGATTGATCGCTCCAAAGAGCCCTCCTAGGGGTTGCTGATCAGCACCCAAGCTGTAATTCCGGCCGTGCGGACACTCTCAACCGCTGCGTAAATCTGCGCGTCTGACACGCCGTTACCACGGAAGGCGTTGATGAAAATCGTATAGGGATAGCCGCGCGAACCGAGTTGGCCATAAATGCCGAGATAGACGGTTTGATTGAGATAAGAGCCGTCGCGCCATCCCTCATAAATGATCGCGGTTTGGCCGGTCAGGTCCATAAGAACCTTGATGTAAGCCGCCCTCGTGTTTCGGATGCGGAAAATCTCGGCCAGGATCGTGGTCAGGAACGATGCATCGCTTTGGCTGGGCTGACGTTGGATGCGAAGGCCGAAAAAATCATAGGCGATCAGATCAAGCCATCCATCCGTCGCCGTTTTGATGCGGGTTTGAAGCCGTGCATAGGCGATCAACGCATAGACAAAGGCGAGATTGGTTGCGCTACCCGTCAAAAGCGCGTCGAGATCGGGGGCGCCGGTGTCGCCCGTGATCAACGGCAAGCCGGTATCGGGGTTGATCAGCGGTTCGCCCGTGATCGGGTTCAGCAAATCAAGCCCAGCGTTGCTGCTCGGAAACCACCCATTCGGCAGCACCGTCCGAAGACGGTTCAGCATGTCGCTTTCGTCGCCGATCGCCATCAGGAAACCGTCACGCCGCCGGTTGGACGGATCACAGTCGATCCGCTGGCGGCTATGTCCGCCGTGGCTCCATTGATCAAAAGCCCAGTTAGTTCATTGATCCCCGGAGACGCGTCATAGGCCACCTGATACAGGCGGGTCCAAAGCAGCGGTGTTCCGAGAGGAAGCGTTTGGATATAGGCTGTCACAGCTGAGACGATGAGCGCCGCCACCGCGCTATGCGTATAGCCGGTGAGCACCGTCGCCGTCATTGACACGGATACGCTCGTCAGCGTCGGCCCGAATACCCCAAATCGTATTCCGGCGGCTCGGGCCAGCGTATCAATCGCGGCGGTGACTTCATTAATCAATGTGGATGACGGGTTTCCCGTCCCGTCGTCGATCACGACATAAAGATAACCATTGTCCGGGTTTCCGTTTGGATCGACGTTCTCATTGACCTTGATCGTCAGGCCAGCCTGAACGCCTTCGGCCGCCGTCTCAATCGCAGTGACAGTCCCGCTCGCCAGCGATGCGATGAACTGTTGAAAACGGATGCGAAGCGCTGGATCGGTTTCGGCATTAACGCCGCCGGTCGCAGCGGATGCGTTGGTGGTCGTGTCAAAACCAGAAATCGGCGCTAAGACGACAGTGATCGTATTGGCCAGCACATTGGACGCGGCGCCCCCCGTGATAGCCTGAACCGGGATTATGATGCTCGCGGTGTTGGCTGGGCGCAGATAGGCGTTGGCCGCCACGTTCCAATAGGCGTTCGACGTATCCAGCGTGACAGCGAAGGTCTGAGTCCCGTCGCCCGTCTGGACCTGGAAGCCAACCGGGATTGTCGCACTCGCGGATGGGGATAAGCTTGTGAACGTCTGGAGTGTGTGAGCCCCAACGGCGGGATCGCGCGTAAGCCCAAAATCACCGACGAAGCTATCAAGGTCTGGACCGTTCGATGTCGCTGCCCTGGTGACCGCTAAGAGTTGTAGCACGAGGCTTTGCAGGAAAAGCGCGACCGAACCATCCGCCTCATCAACCGCGAGAAGGATTGAACCTTCCGTGAAGTCCACCAATGGTGTCGATTGCGCTTGCACGACGGCGGCCCAATTCGCGATCAGGGCGGCGAAATTCTGGGTCGCGATCGTCATCGGGTCATTCCGCCAGGTCGAAGGACAGGCTCGCCTGCTGGCCTGTGTAGGCATCCTGGTATTGAATATTGATTGCCACCTGGCTGAGATTGGACGCCAGCGGTGTGACAGTGACGACGGCTGAACCGGGCTGAACCACGGCCTCAAGCGCCATTTGGGCCAAAATCAAACCCCTCAGTTCGTCGGCATTTTGGATCGTGCCGATTTTCTGACGAAGGCCCGCGCCGTAGTCGAGATGCCAAATATAGTCCCCTGGATTGGTCAGGAGGCGGCGCAAAACACGCTGCTCGCCGAGCGTCGTGCCGTCCACGGTCGCCAGATCGCCCGTCGCAGAGGCGAATAGGTCGGTATCCCATTCATGGAAAATATCGGGCATTAGGTCGCCTTTGTCATGGTCGATGACGCTTGAATCACCCCACCAACGACTGGATCGCCATCCAACGCGACTTTCTTGCCGCCGGGGGCGCCGATCTGGGTTTCGCCTGTGAGGATGATCATCGGCGCCGTAACGGTCAGCGCGGCGGTCGTGGTGATTTCTCCCGATCCATCATTGTGGAATTTCCAGCCAGAGCCCTGCTCATTGATGAACCACGATTCACCAGCCGGGACATTCGGAGGGGGATCTTGGTCGCTATAGAATCGAAGGCCGATCACACCCGCCTCATGCACACCCTCAAGAAACCGCACCTCGACCTGATCGCCGATGTTTGGTGCGAAGACGAGCCCGCAATTCACGCCGACGCGCGCCGATCCGATCGGAAGCCATCCGCTCAACGTGTCATCGGGCTGGAATTTGACCTTCGCGGTATGGGTCACCGGGTCATAGCTATCGACGATGCCCATGCGAACGGTCGCGATGTTTTGCATCATCAACGCGACTTCGCGACGCACAGCGTTGAGAATTTGGCGCATCATGAGGTGATCACCGTAACTGGTGAGTGGTTCTTGCCCTTAATCGTCATCTTGAAGCCGCCATCAAACTCCATAGATCGGTCGATCGTGTCTACCCAATAGGTCTGATCGTAACTGGTCTGGGTTCCACTCAAGGCGATCTGAGAGCGCGCCGTGGTGGTCAGATCAGCCGGCAATCCGAGTTCGATCGAGCGCTCATGGCGGCTGATTTCTTCCAACTTGGCTTGCGCGAGCGCATCAGCTTGAGCTTTCGTCTTTCCGGGACCACGAAGGATGTAGAGTTGTGACCTTGCCTTGCCCGTGCTGCGTCCCGTCTTGGTGGATTTGGCCGTCGCGGTGAGGGCAACTTTGCCCTTGTGATTCCACGAGGAAACCTGCACCGAAACATCGCCCGCTAAGGTCAATTCTCGGCCGCAAACGAGGCTAATAAAATTGCCGCTTGCCACACTCGCGGATGTCGGCGGCGTGTAGATGATCGGAACAGGCGTTCCATAGGTTTGGCTGGCCGGGTGAAAATGGACCGTCGTCCCGGTCATCCATATCTCATATCCTTCCTGCTTCGCCAGAAAGGTCAGCAAATCCCATTCCGTCTTTTCATCGGTCAATCGGTTGTAATTGCTGGAATAATACTGCCCAGTCTTGGCGGACGTGGCCGTTACGTCAGCCGTGAAACCATGACCGGCGGCCAACTTTTGCACGACCTGAGACGACGTTTGGTTCATGAAGTTGGCCGTCGTCTTGGCGTCTAGGAACGACGCTGTATTATCTCGACCGTCGAGAATGATCGTGCCGCCGACGAAATCGTCTCGAACCTTATCGACCACGCCGGTTAACATGCTCGTCCAGCTCTTGCCATCGAGCGAGAAGCGGATTTCAGCCGTGATGGTTGTCAGATTGGAAATATCGGCCCGCTGAAGTCCCTTTGGAAGCGACGCTACGGCGACATCGGCTTTGAACGTGTCGGCCTCGTAATTGTTATTGCTGCTGATTGATAGCGATTTCCACGGCACTTGCACGCCGTTGAGCAAAAGGATGCCGCCAACTTGGCGCACGAGGCTGATCATGACGATCCCATCACCCCGCCATTGCTTGGACCGATCGGCGGGATTTTCAGGGTCAGCGGACCAACCACGAACGGGTCAGAAAGCCCGTTCAATTGGGCGATTCGATACCACTGGGTCGCATCAAGCAGATATTGAGCCGCGAGCTGATAGAGGTTCGCCCCGTTTACATTGACTGTCTGGACCGGCGCCGCCGTGACGACATTAGCCATGGTTTATCCCGTCGCCTGAGCTAGGTTCTTTTTCACCCGGCTAACCAATGACAGGATTTGCTGAACCGAGGCTTGCTGCGTGATCAGCGACGTTTGGCCGATGAATGTCGCGATGCTCGTCGGTGCGAACTGGCCGGCGACGACGCCGGCGACTGATGAGCCGGTTAATGTCACCGCATCCATCGCCGTTTGGACAGCGCCTATCGCAGAGAACGCCTGTTGGGCCGCCGTGGCCACCGGCCCCAAAGATTGAAGCGAAGCGCCCTGGAGTGTCCCCACGGCGCTGACGGCGCTCTGTAGGGCCGCTATGGGGTTGCTGATATTGCCGGGCAATCCGGCGAGCGTGGATGCAATCGCCGATGTCAGGCCAGCACTCCCGACCGGCAGAGTGATCGGCGACAATCCGGCCGCGATCGTGGTCGCGTTGGTCACGTCGCCATCAACCAGATCGTCGAGTGTCGCTTTGCTTGACGCGACCGCAGGAGATGAGGAAACCACCTCAAGCGAGATCGAATAGGGAATTTGGTAGGTTCGCTGATAATCGGGCGAAAATTCAGCGACCAAAACTAGATATGAGAAATTATCCCAGGTCAGCGCGACCTGCTGGCCGCTAGCCCGCATCTGGTCAATCGTTTGAGCGCGGGTGAGGGCGTTCGCGCCTTGGAAGCGTCCCGCCCATGTGATCGGCCGATCGTCGCGGCCGAGCGCGTCAATCACCCGCGCGCCCCCAAGCATCTTATGGGTTTGATGCGCCTGGGCGCCGCCCCACGAGATCGCGGCCGGGATTTCCATCCCAGTGAAAACGACGCCGCCGAGGGTGAGCGTTATCGGGCTCATGCCGCGCTTAATCCAATCGGGCTATAGGACATGCTGGAATCAAAGCCGTTCAACGCCCGTTGAGGGCCGCCAATCGAATTGGCCTGATGCTTGGACACGAGCACGCCGACCTTTTGACCGTCCATCATGACGACGTAGGACGCAGGCGTTTTTCCTCGTTCAGCGGGACTGACATAAGGCCCCTGGCCACGAGCGTGTGCGCCCGGCGCCAAATGCGGGCTATAGGGGCTAAGATGAGCTGGCGGTTCTGGCCCCTGGCCACGAGCGTATGCGGCGCCCTTTTCATGGATGCCGAGCGCGTTATTGATCCAATCGCAGATGCTTTTGAGCGTCACAGCTAGAACGGCGCCAGCTGCGGCCGCAAGGGCGAATCCCGCTGCCAACTCACCGACTACAGCTAAAACGCCACCAACAACGCCACCTCCGATCGCCTCACCAACGCCAAGGAGCGCGGCCCGGAGAGCCCCAAACAGCACTGGAAGCCGAATGAATGTAACGACCATCCACAGACTTTTGAGCGCAGCGGCGACGCCGGTGATCAGCGAGCCAAGAAGTAAAAGCGCCGATAGGCCGACCATTCCCTTCATGATCCCTCCTGCGGCGCCTTGGTTGTTGTGAATCCAGTTTGTGAGCGCAGTTAGTTGAGAGTTGAGCGCAACAAGCGCCTTCGTCGCCGCTGGCAAAAGCGTGTAACCGAGTTCGGTCAGCGCATTTTGGAAATTGGTGGATGCGTCCTGCCATTGCTGACTGACCGATTGGCCTGCG